GAATAAACGACCAGACATCAACTTATCTTAACAAAGTCCATGCTCAAAGCGATAAGTTAAAAGATACAAATATTAATCCTACTGCTAAAATTGCAGACCAAGCTTCAGAAAAACTAGATGATCTAAATTCTAAGGTAGCCAAGTTTAAAAGTGCTAATATGACTTTGACTGCAAAAGTCAAAGATGAAGCATCAGCAACAATAGATAAAATAGAAAATGAAACTAAAAAAACAAAAGAATCTCATGTGCATATAGTAGCCCATGATGATGCAAGCCCTCAGGTGCATAAAATTGACGATAGTATCACCAGCATGATAAAAAACGCAGCTAAAAATGCGATTGCATTTGCTATTGTTGGGACTACTATAGCAGGCAGTGTGGGAGCAATAAAAGGTACCATAAGTACGTATACAAAATTTGAACAGGGATTGTCTAATGTTCAAGCAGTAACTGATGCAACTGATGCTCAAATGAAACAATTAAGTGATACTGCAAAAAGCCTTGGAGCTTCAACTGCATGGAGTGCTACTCAAGTAACGGATGCAGAACAATTACTTGGGCAGGCAGGATATTCAGTTAATGAAACTATAACTGCTTTACCAGGATTACTTTCATTAGCAAGTGCAGGAAGTTTAGATCTTTCAACAGCTACGTCAATAGCAAGTAGTACCTTACGAGCATTTAATTTAGATGCAAGTCAAACAAGTCATGTGGCGGATGTATTAGCACAAACTGCAAATGCAACTAATAGTGATGTTACTGATTTAGGTGAATCGCTTAAGTATGTTTCACCAGTTGCACAATCTTTAGGAATAAGTATGGAGGATGCAGTTGCTGCTACTGGATTATTAAGTAATCAGGCAATAGTAGGAAGTCAAGCAGGAACAGTATTAAGGCAAACTTTAGCAAGACTTGCAAGTCCAACAAAAGAAGCAGCTGGATTAATGCAAACATATGGAATTAATGCTTTTGATGCTCAAGGGAATATGAAGCCTTTAAGCGCAGTAGTAGATAATTTAAACAGTTCTTTAGGTAAATTAACAAGTCAACAAAGAGCTGATGTTATTAGTACAATTTTTGGAACTGAGAGTATGAGTGGAGTTATGGCTTTAATGAATCAAGGGGGACAAAGTCTAAGCGATCTAAGCCAAAAACTTAAAGATGCTAAAGGTGCTGCTGATAAAATGGCTGAAACAAAACTCGATAATTTGGCAGGACAGTGGGAACAACTTAAAGGTGCAGTTGAAACTATGCAAATTAATTTAGGTGAAAAACTAGCCCCATATGCAAAAGAATTTGTAACTTGGCTCACAGGGAAAATGCCAGAAATCGAAAGTAAGGTTGTAAGTTTTGTTGATTATGTAAGTAACCATACTGATGAAATTAAATCTTTAGCAGAAACAGTTATAGGATTAGGTGTTGCTTTTGAAGGATTAAGTGCAGTTAGTACAATAAAAAATGGACTTTCAGGAATAGCAAGCTTTGTAAATCTTTTTAAAGGTGCAAAAGTAGCAGAAGAAACTGTTGCAGTAACAGGAGGATTATCTAAGCTAGGAGCATTAGGTAGTTTATTACCTGGAATATTTACACCAGCAGGATTAGCAATTGCAGCATCCGTTGCTCTTATTGGAACAGCAGTAATTGCAGAAAGTAACTTAATGAAAAAAAGCATTACTACCACAACTGAAGAATTAGACCCTATGGAAAGAATAATGAATGAGTTAAATGGACACCTAAATAAATCCAAAAAGGAAATGGTTGATCTAGGACTTATATATGATGATTTTGGAGATGGAATTTCTGATAAGTTTAAAAAGAGTGCAGAAGATGCATCAAAAAGCTTATTAAAAATAGAAATGGGTATTAGAAGGTTAACTCAAGATGATAGTTTTAGTGATTCTGATAATAACCAACTTAAAAATTGGGTAAATGACTTTGCTTATGAAGGAATTAATGCCATGAGACAAAAACAATCTGAAATAAGAAGTGAATTTGAGAAAACATTTAGTCTTGATGGTGTGACAAGTACAGCGGAACAGGGTGTTATGGATTATTTAAGCAGCTATTTTGATGAAGGAGTCAATAAAGAACTTAGTATAAGAGATGAAATATATAAAATTGGAGATCAGGCAATAAAAGATCATGGTGCTATATTAGATGGTGATATGCAACAAATAAAAGAGAAATTAGCTGAATTGCAAGCAATTAAACTGGAATATGCAAATGCTGAAAATGCTGGAGAACGTGCTTATGCTAAAAGTAAATTTAGCAGTTCTGCAGAAAGGGTAACTGGAATTAATGGCGCGAGTGAATTACTCCAAGAAAGAGCAAAAGAACATCAAAATTCCATTGATGAAACAAAGGCAAACTATGATAAAACTATTGCAACTACCCAATATTTAATGGATAACGAAAGTGATCCTGATAAAAAGGCTACATTGCAAAAAGGGTTAGATGAAGCAACTGCAGCAAGAGATAAAGCATTAAAACAAGCAGAAGAAGATTGGAAATCAGATTTAGCAACATTGTATGAGGCTTATCCAAAAGCAAAAGGAATGCTCAATGAAGATACTGGAGCTAAATTTAGTGATGGTGAAATAAAGTCCCAGCAAGTGCAACAAAAAATAGAAGATTCACATTCGGGATTATCTGATATTACTAAAAGTGGAGTTTATGCATTGACAAATAATACAACTAAAGATTTAGAAACTTTATATGTTAGCATAGATGAAACTACTGGAAAAATAAAAGGTGTCCTAAATGGTAGCAATGGAGATATTGGAGCTTATTCTGATGCAGAAAAAGAAAAATTACTATCATTACAAAATGAATATTCTAATACTGGTTCAGCTATACAGCAGTTGGTTAGTGCTCATGCTATGCTTAACACCAATACAGGTCAAGTTATAAACAACCTTGGTGACACAGTTGGACAATTGCAAAATGTTCAAGTTGCTGCTGATGGTTCAAGGACAGGAATATTAAACTTAAATGGAACACCTGTACAGATTACTTCTAATGCTTCAGGTGAAATAACTAATATGGAAGTATTTAAAGGTTCAATTGATGATATACCGCCAAGTAAAGATGTTCAAATAAGTAGTAATGCTGACCAAGCAACAAGCGATGTAAATGGAACTACAAGTGCAATAAATAGTATGCCGGAGAAAAAGACTGTTACTATTACAACTATATTCAAAAAAATCACACAATGGTTTGAAGAGAAGTTTAGTGGTAGTAGTAATTCAATAAGTGATGCAGGTATGGACTATGGTGCTCAAGATGGATCAAGATTTACAGGTGATGGTTATGCAACAGGAACTATGAATGCTACATCAGGAATACATCAAGTGGCAGAGAAGGGGTTTGAAATAGTTTTTGGAAAACAGACTAGATTGTTCAGTGGTGGAGAGAAAGTTTTAAATCATGAACAATCAAAAGCTTTTTTACAAAATCAGCAAAATAATGAACCATTCCAAGTTAAACAAGAACAGTATCAGTTAGTAAAACCTCAACCAGTTCAAGTAGCCGGTGTAGGTGGAAATAATGTTCAAGTTAGTGTTCAAGTTAATGGCAACCAAGATATTGAATCATTAATTGAACAAACAACACAGGAAGTTGGAAGAAAATTAAAAGAATCACTTACTAATATTAAGAAATAGAAAGGTGTTGATTATTTTGGATGTTTATATAGTAGATGAATCTAAAAATTATACCTTTCATTTTCCGGTGAATCCTTTAGAAAAATTATCTATTCAAAAAGATAAAAAAATTACTACAGTTGATATTTTAGATTTTGGAGAAGTTGATTTACCTGAAAAAGGTGAAAAGATTACTGAAATTAGTTTTAACACATTACTTCCTAAAAAATATGATAAATCTTACTGCAGATATAAAAATATTATGACACCAGTTGCAACTATCAAGTTACTTGAATATTGGAAGGATATTGAACAACCAGTAAGGCTTATAATTACACAGTTTGAATTTAATGATTTAGTCTTTATTTCCAAATTAATTCAGGAAGAAAGAGCAGGAGAGCCTGGTGATAAATATATCAATATTTCTTTTAGAAAATTTAGAGAAGCAAAAATTCAAATATATCAAAGTACTGCTACTTCAACGAGTACAACAGCTCAACTACAAGACAATAGAACTGACAATAGTTCAAGTGCATACCAAGATGGTGATGTAGTTACTGTTACTGCAAGTGCATTAAATGTTAGAGATGGTCCAGGAACTAGCTATAATATTTTGGGCCAAGTTTACAATGGTGATAAATTAACAATATTTAGACAATATGATAACTGGGCTGATACTTATTGGGGAAATCATGGTGGTTATGTGTGTTTAGATTATGTAACCAAATAGGAGGTATTATATATGGAGTTATATCTTAAAAGTAATTATAAAATAGAACTCTTAAGTGAATCAGTAAGTACTAAAGAAAGTGTTGATTCACTTGCGTATACATTAAACATAGAACTTGCGCTAACTGATGAATTAGAGGCATTAGGGATAGCAAAAGGTGATTCTATTCAGTTATATGATTATGCATATGGTACAGGTGCTTATTCCATGATTTTTAATGGTGTTATATGGGATCTAAATAAATCTAAAAAAGCAAAGAAAATATCATTAACAGGCAAAGAGAGAACTGTTTATCTTGAGGAATCTGAGAGTGAGTATCTTGTATATGAAGGAGAAACTGCTACACAAAGAGTCTCAACTATAGCTTATTATTGGAATATTCCAATGGGGTGGGTTGAGGATACCAAAATTGGGTTATCTAAGGGGAGAAGAAAAGAATCTTTATATAGTATGATAAAAAGTTACTTTAAAGAGACTGCGCAAAAAGGTGGTAGTCTTTATAGGTTAAGGATGGATGAAAAACTTGATCTCCTTGAACTAGGGACAAATGAAATCACTTATGAATTAAGCACCGTTATAGATAATCTAGATGAAAAGGAAAGCTTGGATGGTGTGGTTACTCAAGTAAAAGTATTAGGTAAAAATGAGAATGATGATACCTATTCACCAGTTATAGGAGTATTTAAAAATAATACTGACAAATATGGAACAATACAGAAAATTGTTCAGGATGAAAAAATAGATGATTATGCTAAAGCACAAACAAAATCCAATACTTTATTTTCTACAGGGGAGGACAGTATAACTATAAATTGCACACAAGATATAAATACTTTAAGAGCAGGTCATAAGGTAAGTTTATATCAAACTATTTATTATGTTACGGATATAACTCACAAGCTTGGTGGAAAAGGAAGCATGAGCTTAGTATTAATGACATGGGATGGGGTGAAAAATAAATTTTATGGAGAATAATCAATTTAATATATTTGATGAGATTGCTAGAACAGTTAATAATAATACTCATAAATCAATAGCTAAATCTTTAGTTGGCATAGGTCTTACTCTTGGAACATTTAATGGAGATAGTTTGACATTAGATAATTTTGACCAAGAAATTACCGATTATCTGATATTAGACATATTAAATTTAGGAGATAGTTATAGCACTGAAGAATCAAATGATCATACCCATGAATTTAACACTCCAGAACCATTAAAAAGTATTAAGAATGGGGACAGAGTCTTAGTTGCTGAAATTGGAAGTGACTGTGTAATAATAGGGAGGGTTTCACATGGCTAATTTATTCCCAACAAGTAGCGTGTATACTGCTGTTTTAACGGATACCTCAAATATAGATTATAAAGGGACTTATGCGTTTGATTTTGAAACAGGAGAATTTATTCGTAATGCAGATGGATCCATAAAAGTACTTTCTGAATTTGAAGCGTATGTTCAATGGTGTCAAAAGGCTATGAGTACACGTAGATACAAGTACAGAGCATACACATCTAAATTTGGTAAGGATATTATAGGTTCTACATTAGACCAAGATGCTATAGAGTTGGAACTAAAAAGAACAACTCAAGAAGCATTGATGGTGCATCCTTTAACTAAATCTGTAGATGATTTTACTTTTACTTGGGATGATAGTTCTGTTGATTATACTTATCAAGTTACAAGTACTAAAGGACAAACTATTACCCTCTCAAGCACTGAGAAAGTGGGGTGATAACTGATGGCTGATATAACTATACCTGATTATTTAAATGAAAGTGCGGATACAGTCCATGCTAGAATGTTAGAATTTGCACCTGATAATGTTACTACTATTGAAGGAGATATTTTCTGGGATACAACTCGACCTTCAGCGGAAGAAAAGTCAAGGCTTGAAAAAATTCAATTACAAAATATTTTAAGAATGGCTTTTCCACAAACTGCAACAGGAGTATATCTAGAATATATAGGAGAATGGCATGGAGTATACAAGACTGCTGCTACTAAATCTACTGGACCACTTCAAGTTACTGGAACAGTAGGAACGCCAATTGTTGCAGGTACTTTATTTGGAACACCATCAACTAGTGAAAAAAGTTCTATTCAATTTGAAGTATTAAATAGTGTAATTATAGGTTCTACTGGTTCCGTAGAAATAGAGGTACAGTGCACAACTGCTGGAATTGTTGGAAATGTAGAAGCAAACACCATTACATTACTAATTGGCAATATTAGTGGAATCAAATCTGTTACTAACACCAGTAAATTTAATGGTGGAACTGATATAGAAGATGAAGAACATTATAGAGCGAGAGTAATAGCAGCAGAACAAGAAGAGAATTTAAGTGGTGCTGATAGCGATTATGTAACTTGGGCCTTAGAAGTAGATGGAACAGGTTTAGCTTACGTTATAGAAGAATGGGCAGGCCCTGGTACTGTAAAAGTATTAATACTAGATAAAAATGGTCAACCGGCTACTGCAGAACTAATTAAAGCTGTAAAAGATTATATTTATCCTGATAAACTTCCTGGGAGAAACAGAGGTGGAAAAGCTCCAGTTGGCGCTGTAGTTACAATAGATACAGCAACTACATTAGGCATTTATGTAAAAGCTAAATTTACTTTTACAAGTGGATTTAGTCCTGATTCAGTCTTAAGTGCTATGGAAGGTGATATAAGTAGTTATCTGGCTAAAATAACTATAAGTGGAACAGTAAATTATAATGTTATTCATTCAATTGTAGGTGCTTATATTGAGTCTGCAAAAGGTATAGATGATTTTGAGAACCTTACTATTAATAATGGTACTATTAATATAAAGCTAGTAGATCAAGTAGCAGTCATAGGCGAGGTGGTTAATATTACATGATAAGTTCTAAAAAAGGCCAAGAAATGTATTCATCAGTTTCTCCAATATATGAAAATTCGAAATTAATGCAATCAATTTTTAATGCAATTGGAAATGAAGCTGATTTATCTGTTGAACTTGGAGATGAAATCTTACGACAACTATTTCCACAAACTGCGGATAGTTGGGGATTAAGTATCTGGGAGCAAAGGCTTGGATTAGTAACAAATATTTCTGAAAGCATTGAAAAAAGAAGAAAAAAAATAATTGCTAAATTTCAAACTAAATTTATAATAACACCTGAAAGAATGGCTTTTATAATAAAAAACTATACAGGAATAGAACCACTAATAGAAGAGAATGTGGCTCCTTATACTTTTGATGTTTATTTAAAAACTTATACTATGTTTTCAGATATCTTGTCTGATGTTCACAATGTAATAAAAACCATTAAGCCATCACATTTGGCATATAATCTAATTATGCAATATATCACAAATGTGATTATTAATATATCATCTAAAGAATGGTTTAGCGATACTATACCACTTTGTGGAACCTTAGATGATTCAGGAAATCTTTTTGTTGCAACTAATGGGATAACATATAATGAAAAATTTATAGATAACCTAAAAAAATATTATTCAAATACTTTATTGTTGGCATCACAGAAAGTTTATCCAAGTGGATCATTGGGTAAAAGTTTTAATGAAAAGATAAGTGATTCTAAAAAGTATTATTTTTCAAATACACTAAGGTTGGCATCAGATAACACAGTAATGAATTTTACTGATGGAATTAGCAAAAAGGATATAATTGTAGATAAACTCTGCAGTTATAATTCTGCAAAGCTTCAAATAGTCTCTGATAATAATTTTATATGTATGATTAATGGTTTAAGCAAGACTGAGAAAGTAGTAGATAAATATTCAAAGTATTTTTCAGAACCATTTCAGATTGTTACAGGTACTGATGGATTGAGGAAAAAGGAATATATAACAGATAAACTTTCAAGTTATAATTCAGTAGCCTTTAAAGAAGCATCAGCTAGTAATTTTACTTATATGAGTGATGGAAAAGTAGAAAATGAAAAGATTATAGATAGCTATAAAGAATATTTTTCAGAGCCATTTAAAGTTGCAATAGGTACTGATGGTCTAAATAGAAAAGAATATATAATAGATAAATGCTCGACGTATTTATCTTTAAATATATTACAATGTTCAAGCAATATTTACTGTGGAGGAGGTGTATATGCGTGATATCATCTGATGGATTAACTTTAATATATAACAATATAACTTCAAATCTTTTAAAAGGACAGGCTTATATTAATGGTCAGTTTAAAGATGTACCAATTCAAAAAACTGAATTAACATCAAATTCAGTTAAGGTTTATTTATATTTAGATGAAACTTATGTGGGGCAAATAACAGATTATAGGCTGATAACTATAGCTGGAAAAACATTTTTAGAAAGAAGTGAAAATGTTACAAAAACCAGTGCAAAAGGACTTTTAGTTCTCTTTGAAATTGTATTACAGGAGGGATAATAAATGGCTGATTATTCAAAAACTACATGGTATGATCAAGTAACAGACCAGAATGGAAATGTAATTCAAGCAGGAACACCATTGTCAGCAACTAATATGAACCGTATGGAATCAGGTATTGATCTTGCGGATAATGTTGTTGGTGTTATGGTTGCTGAAACACTTCAAAAGATAAATGGAATAAATAAAGAGTTAGAAAAATGGCAGAAACAAAGATTGCAACAAGGAATAGCATATCTATACAATAAATATGTTATTAATGGTTGTGTTGTCAGTAAAATGTCTAATAGTAGATATGTACAGATTAGTTTAACTGGAACATATTTATCAGGAAATGTATCAAAAATAAGTGTTGATGGTAAATATGCTGGTATAGCAGATGAACAAATGATTGCTATGGTTCCAATGAATACTGATTCAGTATCTGCTATTTATTATATATATAT